GAAATCGAAAAAGAAAAACAAGGTTATGAAAACACGAGCGGTTATTTGAAGAACAATGTCCATGTATTGGCGAAATTCCTTGAAAAAGAAGGATATTTAACAAAAGACGAATCTGGAGACGATGTCGAAGATCTAAAAATGACAGAATTAGGACGCATTGCGTCACACTTGAGGGAAGTCCATTGTTTAATATTCGCGCGATTAATACAAAATGGAACACTCAATGAATTATCGACATTACAGCTCATCAAATTATTCAGCTGTTTCACGAATATTAATGTCGATGATTCGGTGAAAACAATACGTCCGTACAGTGACATTAAAACTATACTCGAAAAAATAGAAGAGGATATGCTATATTATCAAGATTTTGAAACAAATTATCGCATCAATACAGGTGTTGATTATACCATACATTATGATATATTGAAAGCGGTAGAACACTGGGTAGACTGTAATTCGGCACAAGAATGTAAAACAATGCTTCAACATCTGGAAAACGAAAAAGGAATCTTTTTGGGAGAATTCATCAAGGCAATACTGAAAATAAATAACATTTCAAATGAAATGGAAAAAATAGTAGAAAGTATTGGAAATCTGGAGCTCCTTCAAAAATTAAAACAAATTCCTGAAATGATATTGAAATTTGTTGCTACCACACAATCATTATACGTTTAAAAGATTTAAAGATAATATAAGGTAGTATTATACTATAATATATGAGGATCACCAAGCATATAACCTTTTTTAATTCGCCTAGACTAAGATACAGATACAATCACATAAATCGTATCATTAAAGAAGTATGTAATTATCCATATGAAACAGATATTTTTATACACACCAACGAAGATGTGAAACCACATTATTTAAAAAAAAACACGAATGGTAAACTTCAGGTTATCGTTCATGATTTTACAAATGGTAATCCTCTTTATTTAACATGGTCATGTAGGTCTTTTTTAAAGGAACAAAAAAATGATTACGATATTTTCATATATATTGAGGACGATATGTTAATTCCTGTGTCAGCATTAAAATACTGGTTGGAACATAAGGATGACTTAATTAAGCATCAATTTAATTTAGGTTTTTTACGAATTGAAACCGATATAGATGAAAACGAATACATGGTTGATATTATTCGTAAATTAGATTCTAACAATACGGTTGTGGTAAATGGACAAAACTATGTAATCAATAATGTGAATACATTTGTTGCGTCTTGGATTTACGACAAGAAAGAATTTGATGTATTTTTAAATTCTCCATATTACAATGGAAATGGTAATATTCCAAACTATGATATACAGGCAGCAAGTGGTATTGGACTTCATGGTGCGGGAATGAGTCGATACAAAAAAACAATCATCCCATTTGACGCGGATACAAAGCAATTACACTCTGGTTGTAAAATATATCATATTGATAATGTTTATTTATATAAACACGATGAATGTCAATCAAGCACTATCTTATTCAAAGACGCTGTTATTTAGAAAATGCGTTGATCTAATTATATTATATTACAAAAGTAATATATTATATGAAAATTACGACACATATGACGTTTTTCAATACCATAAAATTGAGATACCGGTTCAACTATATCAATCGTATTATTAAAGAAATATGTAATTATCCTTATGAAACGGATTTGTATATACATACGAATGAAATGTTTAGTAACAAATTTTTAATAGAAAATACAAATGGAAAAATTGAAATTATTGTTCACGATTTTTCTTCCGGCGACCCATATTATTTAGCCTGGTCGTGTCGTCACTTTTTAAATAAGCAAAAAGATGATTACGATATATTTATATATATTGAAGACGATATGTTGATTCCTTGCGACGCATTACAATATTGGTTTGATCATAAGGATAGTGTTATTAAACATCAATTCAATTTAGGTTTTGTAAGAATTGAAACTGATGTTTATGGTAATGAATATTTGGGTGATTTAGATAAAAAAATGAGTGAGACAAATAAAATAATAATAGCTGGTAAATCATATGTAATTAATAATGTAAACCCTTATTGTGGTTCTTGGATATATGATAAAAAAGAATTTCACAATTTTTTAAATTCACAATATTATCATGGAAATGGTAATATTCCGTATATCTATGGAATACGGGAGGGTAGTGCTATTGGTATGCACGGTTTTGGTATGAATGTATACAAAAACACAATTATTCCATATGATATTGAAACCAAACAATTAGACCCTGGTTGTAAAATATACCATTTAGATAATGTTTTACTTTATCGTAATGAAGGTTGTGGGTCATCTACAATTCAATTCAAAGATGCGTTAGAATAGTTTTACCGAAGAATAATATTTTTATAAAAAAATACTATTTTTATTAAGTTTTATCGAAGAATCTAGATTCTAAAAATTTTCAAATTTCAAACAAAAGTAATTGGAAAAAGTAAAAATGGACATTTTTGGTATGTCCATTTTTGAAAATCCCAGGGATTCATGTTAAAAACGCTGTTTTTTAGGTCATTTTAGAGCATAAAGCTCTCCTGGGTTTTTCACAGAAAAATGTGTGACAGCATAATTTTGTGAGCATAATTTTTATGTTTTTTAAGGAAAAGATTTAGAAACTTTTTTGTTAACAAAATATATTAACACATGTTAACAAAAGTTGCAAACAATGATTCTAACAACTTATTTTCTTGTGATAATTGTCACTATAAAACATCTCGTAAAAGTAGTTATGACAAACATTTACTGACATCTAAACATAGTGTTAACGCAACTTTTAACACAAAAGTTGCAAAAAGTTGCAAAAATATATTTTATACATGTGAATTATGTGATAAAAAATATAAATCACGTGTTGGATTATGGGGTCATAAAAAAAAATGTTTAGTTGTAATAAACGAAAACGAAAACGAAAACGAAAACGAAAACGAAGATCAACCAGAAAATGAAAAAGAAGATCAACCAGAAAATGAAAATAAATTAACGTCGGAAAACACAACGCAAATGGAGATGTTAATTAATTTATTCCAGGAACAACTTAAAGAAAACAAGGAACTAAAAGAACTCATTATTGAACAGCAAAAAAAGATTCTAGAATTAGGCCCTGGAACAACAAACAATATTACAAACAATAATACTATGAATAATAAATTCAACTTGAATGTATTCTTGAATGAGACGTGTAAAGATGCGTTAAACCTAAGTGATTTCTTGGAATCGCTGATTTTATCCTTAACAGACTTTGAAAATTTTGGACCTCTCGGGTATTGTGGTGGGATTAGTAATATCTTGGTTAATGGATTAAATAAACTAGATATAAGCAAACGCCCGATTCACTGTAGTGATTTAAAGAGGGAAGTCATTCACGTGAAAAACAACGATAGCTGGCATAAAGACGATGATAAACAGCAAATGATAAAAGCCATCAAGGCGATTGAACACAAGAATGTCAAGCAAATGACTCTTTGGGCGAAAGCCAACCCGGAATACAAAGACCCAAATAATAAAAAGAGCGACCTGTATACCAAACTGATTGACCAAAGTCTATGCGATACCGATAAAGAAAAAGCACTCAAAAATTATAATAAAATAATTCGCACAGTTGCCAAGGAAATCTTGGTGGATAAAAATTAAATTTTTTGAAATTACATTTGTCCCATAATAAATGTAATTTGTTAATCGTATCTTATTATTTCCCTCCAAAAAAATTCTTGGATGATTTATCAGTATATTTGTGACCATATCTCAATTCAATTGGTATTTCGTTCAATTCTCTCTGCGCATGTTGTTGTTGATAGTAATAAGATGATGGCGGATATGGTGGAACATGTGAATATGATGATGGTGGATATGGTGGAACATAAGAATAGGACGAAGGTTGAGGATATTGGCTTCTATAAGTTGTGCGATAGTATGGGTTTTCCATTTGTTCGCGACTCCATTCCATTTCTTTATTATAACGGTCAAATTCCTCAAATTCTCTTATTTTTTTGTCAAATTCATCTCGTTTTTGCGTTGCTTCCTGTTCACGTTTTATTCTTTTTTGTTCCTCCCGTATTCTTCTATGTTCTTCATCTCTTTGTCGTTGTTCTTCCGCTAATTTTTCATTTATTTTTTGTTTTTTCACATTTTCGACACGTTGTCTTTCCTCTTGTTCCTTTAACTCTTTCAATAATAATTGTCGCTTCTTTTGTATTACATCTACAAATGTCTTATCTATTTTTGAATTACTTGTTTTTTTGAATTCGTTTTCCAATAATATAACAAGTTCGCCTTTTTCTAAAGCATTTCTTGTATCTACATTTAACAAATGTAAAACGGATTTTAGTTCTTTGGGTGACATATCACTAGGTTTTTTGCGAATCGTTTCACTACTTATGGTTACAACAGTATTTTCAGGGTCGATTTCTTTTATAGCCACCATTTTTTCTAAAATAGTCATAATGTTTTGTTGATTTTCTAAATCATACAATTTTTCAAAAGGATTTTTGTTTTTTGGTTTTGACGAGGTGATTCCTCTTGCTCTATTATTGTGTTTTCGGTAAGTTCTTTTTTTCCCTTTTTTAGATTTCGATGTATTCATTTTCTTCATTTTCATGGTGTTTTGTTTATGTTTCGTATTTTTAATACTCTGTTTTTTCATGATGAAATATCTTATATACTAGATAGAAAAAAACAAAAACCCAAAAGTTGAGGTTTTTGTTTTTTCTTTTTTTGTGTTTTTATTCAAACGCACGATTTGTTTTTTTATGAATCGTGTCTTTCATTTCTGTATTCGGAACACATATTTCATTCAAAACCGCACGACACATGAAACAAGTCAACGATTTATTTTTCTTGGTATTGTTTACGATTTGAACCATACAATCACAACAACAATAATGTTTACAATTCGTTGTGACACAATTCGTATCTTGGTTTAACTCCGTAAAACAAATCGGACACTCTTGTGATTCTTTTTGATCATTTGACTCGAATACAACTATTTTTGCTGATGTGCGTACTGAATGTTCGCCAGATGGTGTATTAAGGAATGTGTATAAACGTGGTGATGGGTTAAACACAATGTTTTCAAAATATCTATCACTATCAGATTCAATATATTCATCGACATAATAGGCTATTTGATTTGACAACATGGTTCGAATTCTATCAAAATTCAATAAATGACGACCACTGTTTTCAATCACAGTATTTAATACTATACTACCATAACGTTCCCTGAAACTTACGGATGTCATTTGTTCAACATGCGTGTAATATATATCTTGTATCATTCGCGGATGGGATAGTTGGTTGTTTTGTAATTGAACCATCGCATAATCAACATAAAAATCATGTAATAACTTGAATAGATTTTCACTAGGGAACATCATATCTTCCACATCGGTTAAATCGATTCCATTCACACGACATAATATTTTTTTTTCAGGAATGGTTAGATGATTCAACCAACGACAATGAATCATTTCATCATGATTTTCCGGGTCATTCGGATTTAATTTATGATAGTCCATATTATAATTCACACTTTTCAAGTAACGAATATTGACTAAATAGATAAACATGGCACAGCGCTGTAATAAATCAATATGCCCGTGTTGGCAATTCCCAGCAATATGTCCTTCTTCACCGCAAAAACCGCATGGTCTTTGGGTTACATTCATATGCGCTGTTTCGTCACGCATAAATAAATCCACCATTGATGGTGATCGATTTATTTCAAAATCTACGACTTCTGTTTCTGCCATTTTGTGCGAGGGTTCTTTAAGTTGTTTTGGTATTATAATTAATTCAATAAAATAGAATATAAAGTAATTCAATTTTTTTTTGACGGTTGGCTTTTATCCAAATTCGCTATCGCTATCTAAATATTTATAATATAATGAGATTTTGGTAATACTGTTAATGGAACACCGTATATCATACTTGTCCAAAAAACAAAATTGGATGTCCAATCATATACAGAATAGGATGTTAATGATTTTGCGTTTTTTATTAGAAAAAAATCGATCATAATATCTACGAAATTTTCATCTGTTTTTGTTTTATTATCAACCATAAATGAATTCGAATGAACTGGTTTGTTTAAAAAAACCTTGATGTCACTTTTAATACTGGCGATTTTTTCTTTAAATTCAAGTGAATCGGATATTAACACTGAATTTTCTTTTTTGTAATTCAATAAATGGTTTACACAAAATCCGATGTTTCTTATATGTTCGCCTTCATTCATAACTTTGTCCCCTAAACGATAATGATACAAATGATAATCATTTCCCAGTTTTTCACAACGTTCATTGAAATATCTTTCAAATTCCGGGGTAAATGTAAATACTTCTCTCATAAAGTCAATCATATCTTGTTTCTTTTCTTCATCATTGAATAAATGTAATACAGGATAATGATTTGTGTTAAAGGCAATTATATTCAGACCTTTATCAAACTCATTTTGAATAATATCTCTAATATGAAGTAAATTATTTTGATCATTGCCGTATAATTTAAAAATAGTATAATGTTCATACATGATTGGACAGTGATCCTTGAAAAATTTACCGGCAAAATATCCCTTCATATCAACCAATAATTTAAAACCCATCATTTGTTGGATTTGTTTAATAGATATAAGCCCTCTGACCATATCACCAAAACCATTTTTATGTGTGTGTTCCGCATTATATTCACAGAATTTAAATACAACTACTACCATATAATAATAGTAAAAAAGATTTTTTTATATCATTTACAACGTATTTATACTTAGATATTTGTCGGAGTAATGAGTTGTAAACGAATCTTTTTTTTGAATTTTTCTTCATCATTGAATAAATACAACTTATAATCCATGGGAGTATATAATAAATCTTCTTCTTTACTAAAAATTCTACTCGTAATATTCATATCTGGTAAATATACTAAATATTCATATTTGTATTCACTGTTTTCACATGTAACCTCTTTTTTGGAAAATGCGTAACCTTTATGTAGTTGTTCCATTAATTCCGGTTTTTTATCGCACACGTAAAGCAAATTACAGTCCGCATGAACTTTTTTAATTGATTTCGTGTCTTTATTAATATTTTCTATTTTCAAACACCAGTTTTCATAAAAGGCATATGCCACGGGTGATAATTGTAACAAACCCATATTTTCTTGTATTTGTATCATATTCAGTAAATCCACCAGTCTTCTTATCGGAGATGTTATATGGACATAGGCATCCATATTCATCATTTCATGTGCGATAACATCCGCAGAATGTCCAGATTTTTTAATATCAACATATTTTCCTGAATAACTTTTCATCATTGTTATAGTATTCAATACGCCAGGGGGTAAAGAAGGTATTTTTTCGTCATCACCTGGTCGTTTATTAACCGCGCGGAAAATTCCGTTTTCCTTTCCCAGTAATTCCTTAGCACAATGATAATTCATAAATATCATCAAATATTGTACCAACTCGTGGCTGTCACCAATATTTTCCATATAAGCATACTTTTTGGTCTTGGACAAGCCGTTCTTTACCAACCCCAATAGCATGTTATAATTTTCGTCTTTTAATAAAGCCTCCGCCTCATAGACATAGTTTTTATACAATTTGACTCTGGTATTCGAATATTTGATGTCGTGAATCTCATAGGTAGTATTTGATATATATACATCCATGGTGAAGGCATATCGCGTATATTTTGACAACAAACTACATAAATTATCCGATAATATGGTAGGCAACATGGTTCTTTTTTTATCAGGTAAATAAATTGTTGATACCCGGCTCGTTAAATGCTCCCATAAATTCAATACATCTAGCCAAATGGTTACATTGGAAATATAAATACTCACCATTGTAATATCATCACTCACCTGGCGCACGCTAAATGCGTCATCAAAATCGATACTTCCTTCAGGATCAATGGAAAACACTTGCCATTTTGTGCGATCTTCAATATTTGGGTATTTTTGATTAATCATTTCATAAATGAAATCACTGTGTTCCTTCAAAGAATCCATCGTTTTCTTTGTTACTTTTTGTAAACTGGCATTGACATTTTTACAGTATAATTGGTATTCATAAAAATTCACCAATTCATCAATGGGTCCAATGACTTGATGAATCACACCCAACGGATGTTTTTGGGTCCATTCACTGAAACAAAAGGTGACATAAATATTCATAAATACCTTGGAAAATCCCATCTTTTTCATTTCATAAGGAACCAAAAATGCGGGTATTTTGGGATCGTCTGGAATACACTTATACAACAATTTACCATTTGTGTGACGACCATATGTTTTGTTATGTTTCAATACCAGCACACCAGGAATGACCATTTTTTTTATAGGAGATTCAACAATTTCAACCGTGTTTTTATTCAACATAAAGACATCTCCGTGAAACATTTTGTTTTCTACAGGTGACACTGGGGTGATATCGGAACATAGGTTACCCCCGTGTTTCGTATGGACAGACCATTCCAAATATTGACGGTCTTTGATTTGAATTGTATATAATGTCATTTCTATTTTGATATTAGATTTTAATACTTTTATAAATGATATTATATAGGATTTTATAAATCAATTTTATTTTCTGATGGAGTTTCACCAAATTCAGATTGCTCATTGGCTGTTTCTTTTTCTACGACGGTTGTGGATTCCTCTCTCTTCGCAAGCTTATTTATATCCACCTTCTTGATGGTTTCAACCTTGGTGTTTTGATTTTGTAATCCATGCATAATAATATAGGGACTAATTGCTAAATTATTCATATACGTCCTGTAATGAAAACAAGAAACACTCGTATCCTTATTGAACTTAATAGAATACCACCAGTATGCTGGTATATGAATCACTTTTCCCTTTTCAATAAATACATCTAAACATTTCATCTTGTCAAAATCCGCCATGTATTTTGCCTGTACCTTCCAAGGATTCACTGGTGTCCTGAATTCAAAATTCGTATAATCATATACCGGATATAAATATTTTGAACTCGACGGAGGAGCCAATTTAATGTGAACACTCCCCTGTGTAACCAGGAAAAAATTGCGATAATTGATTTCATATCGAAAAGGAGTCGTGGTGTTTTCCGATGCCATCATAATATCATAATTATAATTTGATAACATAGGTGGTCGCAAAAATTGGTCGTTATATTGTAAATTTTTTACTACACCCGTTTCTTGTAAAAAATCACCATTGTTTTCGGAAAAGTAACTTGATGTTTTATCTTCATTCAATAATTTTGCGACAGAGTGTAATGCTAAAGGCATATATATTTCACTATTGTAATCCACGTCGTTTATATTGCGCACTTTCATTTCAAAAGCATGATAATGATTCAACAAAAAATCTTTCTTGGTGGTTTCAATGATTTTTTCGCTTTGTTCAAAATCAAAAATCACTGGTTGCCTGATATCACATATTTCTTCTAATTTATCTTTTGATGGATCATCTATTTCATAGACTTCTAAATCATTACTGG